TGCTCCTCCACCTCCTGCGGCTGTTGTTGCAGAATATGAATATCCACCTCCACCAACAACTAACATTTTTGCATTAGAAGATACACCAGTTTTTGTTTGGAATGCAACTTCTTTACCAGCAGGAACTTTTATATAAGCCCAATCGGAATTTAATTTATCAAATGTTACTCCATCTGGTATTAATGAACCGCTAAATAAACATTCAATACAATCATTTTGAGCACCAAAGAATATAGTTGGTATATACATAATTAAACAAAGTTTTTAGATGCAACTCCATATAACGAACCAGTATCAAAAGAAACAAATGTTAAAATATCTTCTTTTTCATCACCTGAAGTTATACTATAACTAAATCCACTTGGGAATTTAATACTTCCTGTATCTATTGATATTGTACCACTTGGGTTTGTTTTCTTAACTCTTAAAGTAATCGTTCTACCACCAGTTATATTAGTTGCGTTTAATAAATAATCATTTGAAGTTGCTTGTAATAAAGTAAAGAAATTACCTTGTGAACAATCAATAGATGCTGTATTAGAAACAGGTATAATATTATATACTGCACCTCTTACAGAACCACTAAAGAAGTTATTATTTTCAAATGTGTTATCTATATCTAATCTTGCGTATGAACCAGTTGCAGATATCAAAGAAGTTAATTTACTATCTTGTAAAATTTGTTCTGATGATACTGAAGAACTAAATGGTGTAAATACCGATGATGTCCAAGATGAATTTAATTTAGTATTAATCTGAGATTCTAATGAAGCGGTTACAACTGCAATTGATTGTGAATATTCTACATCAGTAACGAAATCTGCTACCAATGAAGAAGAAAAGTTTTCTAAATCAGTTATTCTTGTATCAAATGATGCAGAATCTACATAGTATGATTGAGTAAATGCGTTATATCCACTATTGATTGATTCTTGAGAAGAAGTAAATTGTTCTAATGCAATTATTCTTGTTTCATGGTTAGAACCTGTCCATTCTGCGTTATCTAATCTTGAATCTACTGAAGCAGAATAACTTGTTACATTACCAATTCCATTAATTGTAGAAGATGAAATTTCATTTGATACGAAAAGAGAACCAGTATTTGATTGAGTACCAGTTACTCCTAATGAACCACTAATGGTTGTTACACCAATAATAGTTTGTGTATCAGTTATATCATCACCAATTTGGTTTGAACCACTTGATAAGATTACTGAAGCACTTTCTACAAGTACGTGCAACACTCTTGTGTTGACTGTATCAAAAGAACCTGTATGTGCAGTTAAATTACCATTTACATCTAATGAACCTGTAAATGTTAATGAACCACTTATATCAACATTACCATTGAAATCTGCATCACCATCAACTTTTAAATCGTTTACAATTGTAAACTTATTAGTTTGTGCGTTGATTTGTAATCCAAGATTATTTCCTTTACCATCTTGTAGATTTATATCTCCACTCTGAGAAGGTAATGGTTGCGTTGAATCTTCAAGGTTAATTAAACCAAGATAACTGCCTGATATGTGTAAATTACTTAAATTCATAGTTTTTCTTTATGTATATTGCCATTCTCTAATAGCTTCATCAATTGCTCCGTTGTTCCATCGTTCTGGTGTTGTGTTCCATATTTTTGGTGATATCCACAAATCACAAAGTTCACAACTTCCAAAATCTTCGTATGGGATTGCTAAAACTGGTAAATTCCAAAAATCATAATCATCCCTATTTAAAATTTCTTCAAGAACGGTAAAACATCTTAAATTATCATAACTTTGTAAATAACTTTTTGGTCTTGTATCCGGATAATAATTAGTTGCGAATATTTGACCTTGTGTAATGGTTTTATCCAAATCCATTACTGCGTTATATTTTTGACCAGTTTCACAATCTTCAATTTTCCAAAATTGTCCATCAGGAATTATCAAAAAAAAAAGACAACGGTTTTTATCGTTGTGAACAGTCAAGGTAAACTCTGCTGACCATCCCACCAGCCCGTTGTTGAACCGGTCCGCAAATGGAGTACAATTTATATCTGAATTGATTTCCATTCCATAATTACTCTTTTGAGTATATGCAGTTAAATCATTTAAAATACTTAAAGTATTCGCGTGTATATCAACTACATCATCAGTACCATCAAATGGTACAATTTGTTTATTTTCTCTTTCATTACTTGTTACATCATCTCTCATTATCTTAGATTTATCAGCTACAATTAATTGTACTTGATAATCTGTTGTTTTTACTCCAAAGTTTGCATTAGTAATTAACACATTACCAATTGGGTATTGTGGAAACTCTGTTGAATCAAAATTGTAGATATCTCCTTGAGTTACTTTTGCAATACTTGGATGATTCTTCATTATAGTTTTGAAGTAATTCAAAGTATTATAATAAAGTGAAAAGTTCTCAGCTGAGTTCTTTACAATTTGACTTCTACTTGGTGTATATGATGGTGTACTCATAATCTTTTTATATTATAGTTGAATTCCTCCAAAGTATTGGTTTGTTGTATCAGGATAAATTTGTGTTGCATCTCCAACTGATTCGTTGTATTCTGGAATGTTAGATGAATTTGCAAGTAAATAATCTTGTAATCTCGTAGAGTAATAATCTGCGTTATTCAATGCTTTGTTTAAAAGATAATCAACTTCTGTTTTTGTTGGTGCTATTCCTGTCTCACTTTGTTGTTTAACAGCACCATTTGATTTAAACTGAACTGAACTAAATGGAATATATTCTACACATGAATACCAAATTAAAGTAGGTTTCACATAATCTTCTACAAGTGTTTGGTAATAACCAGTAAAAGAAGTTTGTGATTCTACATCATCTTGTAGTTTATTGTATAGTACTGTCCCTAACAAGTTCAATATATATTTTTCTTGAGCAGTTCTTACAAATGGTAACAAAGCATCCGCATCAACCGCTCCACCAAGTGGAGTGTTTTTAATGATATCGTTTCGTGTTATTAATAATCCAAATGCCATAGTTCTTTATTTTTATTAGTTAGAATCATAATACCTATCAAATCCATAATCGGAAGGTCTTAATGGTTCTTTAGTTATATCTGACAAATTGTCATGTTCTTGAAATTCTTGATTTTCATCATCATCAACTTGTAAGTTTTCATCGATAGTATCTTGTACTTGTTCTATTGTTTCACCAGTTTCTTCTGCTGTTGAAGAAAGGATTACAAGAGGTGTCAGTTGCTCAAAATACAAACTTGATATATCGATACCACCAACTCTAAATGCGTTGTTTATAGAGTTTATAATTAAGTTTTGGAATGGGAAAATTGTCATGGTTTGCATAATTGAATATGCAGTTTTCATTTCTTCCGATTGAGAAGAGAATCCATTATTCGCAGTTCTAATACCAAATAAAAGTGGGGAAACAATTCTATGAGCTACGAGAATTCTATCTTGAGCGTATTCAGCAACATACTGATACTTCTCATGTAAGTTCTCCATCGGAAGTGTATCAATAGTAGGTTTGTTTAAAGCATCATCATTAAATGATACCATAAATCTACCCGCGTTTCTTGTACCTGTAAATTTAGATTCAAGTAGTGCTTCAATTACTTGTCTTTCTTCAGGTGCTGGAACTCCATTATTGAAGTTAACCATAGCAACAGGTAAGAAACCGTTTTCTATATTGTTTAAGTGTAAATTAGATAATTCTGCTTCTGAGAATGAGAATTGTAATGCTGATATCCAATCTGGTAAAGAATAGTAATATCTGTTTGGTTCGTATTCTTTAACATATAAGATTTCTATTTCCTCATTAGATGAACCAAATGTTGGAATGAATTCTTTATCTTTTTGTTTTCTAATATCAGTCCAATCAACACAATAATAATATCCTTCAATCTTTCTCATACCTTCAATCTTTTTAGCACGAAGGTTTTGTACTGGTGTATGATACATTTTAAGGATTTGTGTATGTGATTTATTCCATATTACTTGGAATGCACAGTTACCATAAAGTTTCATATCAAATGCAACTTTTCTTAAATCTTCTGGTGGAATAATTTTATCTAATTGTTGTTGTTTTCCTTCATTATCAGTAAACAATCCTTTACCATAGATTAAATCAGCTACACCATCAATACAAGCCGCGTTTGTTGTTGAAGTATTATAAGCTTCTGTTAGTAAACCAAAGAAATCATCTTGGTCAAGAATACCAACAGGTACCCATTGATACCTTGTTTTAGTATCTTCTTGTACTATCGGAACATCTTGTCTCGAAAAGTTTATCACACTAAATTTTTGTTTGTTTTCCATATTTAAAGCACTATATAATCATTATTAGTTACATTTGATACAAACCCATCATTTTGTGTTGTATAAACTGTTTTATCAACCGATTGTGATGAATATACTTGTAATGAACCATACCAAATTGAACCACTATTACTTCCACTTATCTCAGCTTTGAATTCTTGTCCTATTGAAACACTACCTTCTAATGATTGTGAGAAAGTAAATACATTCTCGTATGGATTAAATGTATAAGAACCACTTAAATCATACGAAGATGTTGCATAAGTAAGTAAATCCTCTAATTTGAGGGTAAACTCATCTCCACTGCCTGTATTTCTTGTACGAACAACAAATTCGTTACTCTGACTAACGTAATATGAAAGCATAATATCTAATCTTTCTAATATAACAAAGATACATTAACTTGTCATCATCTCGAAATAACTCAAGAATTGCTTGGATATATCAAATATTTTTCGT